TCTGTTCAGATGATGAAGTACAAAATCCTCATCATCGACGAACTTGCAGATGTGCTAGATCAGGATAACGCATTCTTAGCACAGATCGAGCGTAAAATGCGCCCACCGTCGATACACTCACTTTTGAAAACTATTGCACAAATCTCCAGGGCCGCTGGAGTGCATCTCATTTTAGCTACTCAACGGCCTTCCGTCAAGGTAATCTCTGGGGATATTAAGGCAAACTTTCCTGCTAGAGTATCCTTCAAACTGCCAAGCTCAATGGATTCTCGCGTTATTCTTGACGAAACCGGCGCCGAGAATCTGCTTGGCATGGGTGATTACCTGTACAAGATAACAGGTTCCGACACCGTTAAGCGAGCGCACAGTGCGTTCGTCTCGATCAATGATATTGCTAACATTCTCGCACAGAATGAGAACATAAGGAGACAGTATGCCAAAGTATAAGTACAAACATGTTTGTGCAAACTGCGGGCATCCGATTGTGAAAATCACAAAGCGTATTGTATCGGAGGATATATCCGCAGAGTTTATTGGTGAGTGGATACATGCTTTACCACCCGAAGGCGACACGCACAGATATTTTGGCTGTCAGTTTTATGACAGTAGTATCACCAATCTCGCAGAACCAAAGGAGCTAACCAATGACACAATCAAGAGCTGAGGCAGACCGTCTGATGGAGCAGCAGCATTATCCAGCGGATTACATTTCTCCTCAGGACGCAGGTCTAGCTGATCCTGACGACGACGAAGAACAAGAGGATGAAGCCTATTGGTATATGCATGAGGCTGATGATAATGAGCTTCTTGATGATTGTCCTTATTGTGGTCAAATAACACTTACTGAAGATAACAAATGTTATTCCTGTGGTTGGAGGGCTGAATGAAATATTACTACGATCGCTACTGGGGCGCTTTCTTCAAACGCTCTGTTGAAGCAGGCACCGGACCTGCTACTCTCGACAACTCTGTGAAGCCAGCAGATTTAGAGCTTATTGGCTTTGGCTACAGCGGCAACTCATCATACTTTAACGACATACACTCCCAGAATCTTCAAGACAAAGGTCCACTTCCAGCGGGAACATACACCTTCTCTGGACCATTTACTGATCCTAGGCGTGGTCCTCAGTGTTGGCGGCTCGAACCTGCACCAACAAACCGTATGTTTGGACGGAGTGCGTTTATGAACCACGGAGACACTAGTGATATGTCTCATGATGCCTCTGATGGTTGTATCGTAAGTCCGCACTGGGTAAGAAGATTGTGGACTAATGAAGATACGCTTGAAGTTCTTTAACGTAATTCAACATCTCTAAGGAGCAAAAAATGAAACTTGCAATCAAACTCGATTGGGCGAAGTATCTGATTATCCCAGCCGAAAGTGCTGGAATTGTAGTCCCAGCCTTAGCTGCTTCTAAGGTCTACACCGAAGATTACAAAACTCACAAATTTACTCCAGTAGAAGATAATTCAAAACTGGAGTTTAGCTATGTGGAAGATTCTGTGATTGAGGAATCTCCTGAGGCTTTCGTAGCTTTACAAAAATCAAGAGATGAGAGTGAGACAAAGTATCTTACTGAATGGACAAAGGGGCAAGAACTGCGTAAGGAGATAGAAACTTTGAAAGCACAGCTTGAAAAGGTTAAAACTGTTACATCTTAGTTACTGTAAGCACACTCATACTAGCTCACTCGGAAGGCCGATGCCCGTCTCATGGGGTCGGCCTTTCATTTTCGGGTTAACCCCTTTCGATTCATCGACTTAACCCCCGTATGCAGCTCTTTTTTCGCCCCTTGACACCTGTACACACTTGAGGTATGATGGATTCATGGTCGGCGATGCGCCGATGGCTTAGGGGGGCAGAGTCTAAATTTCCTTCGATTGGAGGATTCTGCTTCATGAATGGCTGCAAAGGAACTGTGATCCCTTCGGTGGGAGTGGTTGTGGAGATGAAGAAGCATGACTATTCAAAAGAGTGGCACTAAAATTGACTGGAAGATCCCCGGTGTCCCGATCAACAAGGGAGTATTCTCTGATCTTCGGGGCAAGACTTTGTGGATTGAAGAACCATACCCATTTTCCCGAGCAAATGCCTTGGGAGAATTCCTGGTTCAGAAGTCCATTCATTACATTGTGAGGAAGGTCGCCTATCACGAAGGAGTCATGTATGTCAACCTCGAAGGAGGAGTTCAGTCCTAATCATTTCCCTTTGGAAAACAGGGCAATCTGGACCAGAGAGGAAATCGATGACCTCCTTGCCATCGAGATTACACGCGAACTCAAATTCCGACGTTCCTCCAGAACTTAGAATCAAGGTGACCCATGCCAGTGATTAAGGGAAAAGAAGGTACCAAGAAGACCGATATCTCGTTTGCAGAGTCACTGGTGGTCATCTTCTGGCTATATTTGACGGTCACGGTGGTTCATTCACTTCTCAGCTATGCAAATCCAAGCTCAGAAACCTCTGGACCAAGACCTCCGGGAAGCCCAGCGATCGATTGAGCTTGGTGATGTGTGCTCTGGACAAACTGACTGCGATGTATGGCGATGGTTTGAGTGGCAAAAATCACCTTGTATAGAGTATAATGGTATTCCACCGCAGCTAAGGCCAGAGCATGAGATTCATCCGTCGGCGAGAAAACATATTCTAAGTTACTTTGGAGAATCAGCATGACTGATCGAGATGTTAATACGATAGCTTCCGCAGTTAGAATCTACAACTGGCAGAAAGATGAATTAAAAAAAGCCTACGAAAGAGTAGAAATGTCAGCTCTTGTAAGAGCTTTGCTTACGATGTTCTACGATGATAAGATTCCCGAAGCGTTTCCTCTAGCTTTGGAAGAGATGGCTAAAGGTAAGCAATCCCTGAAAACCCATATAACGCCAAGAGTTTCTGTAGCACAGGTGAAAAAAGGAGAATAGCATGTCACCAGACGATCTAGTTTTTGACGAATTGGACGAATCAGGAGTAGAGTCTCCGGCGGAAGAAATCTTTGCACCGACGGATGAGCCAGAAGAGATCGCAGCAGAAGAAGCCTCACACACGGATATTCCGGCGGAGCCAACGGAGCCAGAAGAATCTCATCTAACGGCGACAGTGTGTGATGTGTGTCTTGAGCTAAACCTCACACATCCAACGTCAGTAATAACCTGCGCTCGATGTGGCCAAGCGTTTTGTTTTCACTTTGCTTCTACGATTGATGCGCAGTATTGTGTGAATTGTCTAAGTGACATCTCGGTGTCTAAGAGTGTAATCACTAAGACTTATGAGCACAAAAATGCTCAAGGTGACACAGTGTTTTATCGGCGCAGAGCTAGAGAAATACAGATCAAAGGTCTGGATTGGCTCTTCGCGCAGCGTAAGATTGTATACTTATCTGATCTTGAGCTTGGTCTTGATATTGAGTATCATCGAAATATCCTGTCGCTGATGTGTACTGAGCAAGAACAACGTCGCACAGCTAAAATGCACAGATATGCTGGTGCCAAAGTTCACATTCCAACGCCTTCGACAACAAATGTGAATCATACTACCACGACAACGGTAAAGAAGACTCGCACAGTGTCAAAGACCAAAGCGCAAGAACAAATAGCGGCGCTGCTCAAGAACATGGCCGCTAAAGGAGTGACGATGGATAAGATAGCAGCGATGCTGAAGAAAGCGTAGAAAAATGACAGCTGAAGAAACGATCAAAGATCGTCAATCTCATCACGGTGATTTCGGCGATGTTTCTGCCTTAGCACAGCGGTTAAAGTGTGTGATGGCAGATTTTCCTAATTGGATTGTTCAAGGTGCTAGGAAACGTGAAGCTCTTGAGTCTATCGCCACTAAGATAGCACGTATTCTCTGTGGAGATCACAGCGATCCTGACCACTGGCATGACATTGAAGGCTATGCACATCTAATTTCAGATTATCTCAAGGAGTCAAAATGAAACCCTCCAGTCAGTTGATTGAGTTTCTCAATCGTACACCGCTTCCGTGGATACGCTACGACGAGGTCAAGCAGAAGTTGATTGTCGTAATAGACAATCATATGCTCAGCACCTATCGCAACTGTCCTCAGAATTTCTTTTATTCCAACGTCCAAGGCTATCAGAAGAAGTCCGGCTTTAAAGAAGGAGAAAAAGAACGTGCGTGGTACTTGGATTTTGGTGTCCTACTCCATAAGATGCTGGAGATGTACTATCAGGAGTTTAAGAATCCTGACTTTGATGTTACTAAGTGGGCTTCTGTCCGTGCTATGGCCGAATGGCAGGAAATGAGCATGGATGTTCACTCGGAGCATAAGGAGTTCAAGGTTATCGGCGGCGCGTTCGGTTTTGCTGGCTTGTTAATGCAGTACGCATCTGTAATGTCGCCGTTCAACGAGAAGATCAGAGTTCTTGGCACAGAAGTCTCATTCGGCAGAAACGGCGAAGTGCCTCTGTACATCGGCGAGGATATTGAGATTTATCTCGCCGGTAGAATGGACCTGATCGTAGATGATGGTTATTTCATCTGTCCTATGGATCATAAGACGATGGGTGCCTTTCGCGGCGATCCTGGGATGCAATTTGAAACGGAGGAAGGTCCGACAGGCTACATTTACGCGCTCTCAAAGATTCTTCCACAGTTTGTATCAGAGGATCAGCTCTTGAAACGTGATTGCTCGAAAATTCTGATGAACTTGATTCAGAAGAAGCCAGCTCCCACGCCGCAAGAACGATTCAAGCGTGTACCAATTAGGAAAAGCTCGCAGCAGCTTCTAGATTACCAGGCTCGTATGATTCACACGGCAGAGCATCTTGTCACATACTTAGAGACTTGTCTAAATAGTGGCTGTGTCCCACGTAACACAACAGCTTGCACGAACTGGCACATGACAACGTGTGCGTTCAGAGATGTATGCAGACAGAGTTCCAGAGAAGCAGAACAAGCTACTCTCAACAACGGCTTCCTCAAGCTCCCGATTTGGGATACAGAGTCTGTTCAACCTACAACATTTTAACAAGCAGTAAAAGGAGTAGCGCATGGCAACAACAAAAACATACGAACCTGTAATAAGTCTGCCGAATTTGCAGATTACTAAGTGTCAGCAGATGCTTGCAAATCACATGCAATGTTGGCGAGCGGGAGATTTTCTTGTCACAATTACTACCGACACGCCAACAGATGAGAATCCAGCAGCTCAGACAGTCACGCAGTATCAGAAGTGTCGTGCTCATGCTTCTAGTGAGATGACACAAGATGCACAAGCAGCCGCAGATGAAGCGGCTCTGGCGGCAGCGCAAGCGGTCGTAACAGCAGATGCTGCACCAGTAGTACCTGTACCCGTAGCAGCCGCAAAGAAGTAACTACCAAAGGAGCAGGAATCCAATGGGAACATCACCAAATCCCTTCGTTAACATGGCAGGAGTACGCTCTGAGGATGTACACGCCGCAGAGCGTCTCAAAATTGCCATTCTGGGAAAGCCGAAAACTGGGAAGAGTTGGCTTGCTGCTACGGCGCCGGGTCCGATCAGATACTATGACTTTGATGATCGTGCCGAGTCGCTGGAAGGGAAGCCAAATCTGTTCATTCTTTCTAAACCAACCATGCTTCAAGTAGAGACAGATCTCTCAGTAATGAGAGCAAACAAAGCTAAAGGTCTACCTCTACCGGCAACCGTAGTCTTCGATTCTGTAACCTACATGAACCGTGCGATGGAAGAGGAGATTTTTCGGCAAGACTCTAAACTCTATCGTACAATACGTGTCGGCAACAGCACCAGCATGAAACTTCGTAATTCATGGGACGTGATAAATGGAATCCAACGATACGTCGAGTATCTTGTTGCAGAGTTTAGCAGCCTTGGAGTTAATATCATCTTTGTCTTCCACGAGAAGGATCAAAAAGACAAAGGTGAGTCCACAGCTACTGAAACAAAATACACAGGACTCGTTACGACTGATCCACAGTACCTCGAAAACAGCCTCAGTTTGTTTAACGAAGTTTATCGCATCACAGTTGATGCGACAAAGCCAAACAGACAAGAGTACAAAGTAACTTGCAAGCCGAACAATGACATCTTGGCTTCTACGACTATGATGTTGGATGGTGAAGAAAAACCAAACATCATGGACATGATTGCGAAGCATAAGGCTAAGAGAGCGGCGTTAGCAAAACTTTAACCAGATTTCAAAACCAAAGCACAAGGAGCAGAAACCAATGGCATTTCAAATGTCGTATCAAAAAGAAGAACTCTCTGGAGCATTGCCCGTACCAGCAGGATGGTACACACTACAAGTCAAGAACTTCCGTCCAAAAGCGTCAAAGGATGGTGAGTCGGTATCACTGAATGCTGAACTTGCTATCATCAACAACGCAGAGTACGACGGCCGCAGGATTTTCGCTGGTCTTAATTCCAAGGCCGGTTTTATCATCTTCGACTTTGTTCATGCTACTGGCTTGCCAATGGAAGAAGTACAGGATGAGTTTGCTGGGACTGAAAAAGCTCACTTGACGCTGCCGGGGTTCTTTGAAGGTTCTGACACACATCCTGACGATCCTTCACAGTGGAAGTATCAGGGTCCGCTGTTGAACAAGACGATGGAGGTTGAGCTTGCGGAGACGGAGTATCAGGGTAAGAAGCGCAACGAAGTGCGGCAGTACAAATGCGCTGTGCCGGGCTGCACGGAAAAACACTCGACCAACTTGATCAAGAACTAACACAGAAAGAGTGCGACTTCTACGGAGGTCGCCTCTTTTTCTCTAGGCTCTTGAGGGAGCTTAGAGAAAAGGAGAATAAGAATGAGCTACCATGATTTAAGCGAGTGTACGCTTTCTCCCGCCGAGCGTCTCGAAGAAGCGGGTAGAATTGTGAATATGCTGACAGCAAAAGATGAGGTTTACTTCAAGCTATCCCTCAAAGAGCGTAGCTTTATTGATGGTATGCGAAGCTCGTGCTCGGTGAAACAACTGTTTTGGTTACGTGACATTTGGGAGCGTGTTCAATGATCTACGATATTGCCTATGAAGAAAGAACGAAAAAAAGACTGCTTGCTGGCAGTTTTAGATATCTAACAGGAAAGTACGCAGCAAGGAGTAAACACTGATGCCGTATATTGGTCCCAGGGGTTCGCCAACTTCGAGAATCTGGGTTATCCTGTCCAAGCCCTTTGGTTCCGACAAAGGCACACTCTTCTCAGGAGGAATGGGACATGTGTTCTTCAAAATGCTTCAAGAAGCTGGCATCAATCAGTCAGATTGTTATTTTACTTCACGAGCACCAGATACAGACGTTTCAAATGCTTATGTCAACTTAGATGGTGAACTAGAGCAGAACAAGCCTCCGATTATTTTACTTTTAGGAGATATTGCAGGCTGGTTTCTTCCTGAACTAAGAGAACCTAGAAGTATGAGTACTTCGGCAGGCCAACTGCAGAAATATGCTGGCAGCTTGTTAGAAATTCCTTCGCTGACTTATCCACATTACGCAGTGCCTTTATATAATTCCGATAGATGCGTAGCGGATTGGACAGAGCGGAACATTACTACCTATGTGGACTTACAGAAAGTTCGCGATGAGTTTAAGTACTGGCAGAAGAATGGTACACTTCAGGTTCTTCCAGAACGTGTAATGAAGTATCACGACATGGATATGGATGAGCTGATTGTGTATCTTGAGCGTTTTCGTAGTGCGAAGATCCTGTCTGATGATATTGAGAATCCCACGTACAAGAGCCAGAAGTATTCTTCACATCCAGGGTATCCACTGTTGATGGGTCTTGCTGACTCAAGTACATTTGGTATCAGCTTCAAACTCTTTAGAGATAAGCCAAGCGAGAACAGAGAACTATGGAGAAGACTTGATGATCTCTATTACAATGTTCCGATTCTCTTGGGTCAGAATTTCTTTAACTACGACGCGTTGTTTCATAACATGCTCGGATTTAGAATTCGGTTGGACAGGATTCAGGATACTCTGCTACGCCATCATATTCTATGGCCAGAGTTAAGTCATAAGTTACAGTTTATGACGAGACAGTATACTCGTGAGCCGTACTACAAGGACGAAGGTCATGGATGGACGTTAAAGAGTATGAACAAGTACAGACGGTACAATTGCTTAGATGCGTGCGTCACTAAAGAAATCTACGACGCTCAGGAACTAGAGTTTGAGCAGCGCCCACAGTTGAAGTAAAAGGAGTCAGTATGAACGCACACTTAGTAAAAATCCGTGAAATCTGTGCATTTCTTCGACAGATTGTGCCGATTTGCTATCTTCAGGCGATACAGCATAAGTTGGATGAGATTGTAGCAGAAGTTGATGCTATGAAAGCAATTCTGGAAAGAGAAGGTTTGTAGTGCCAGATCGAGTAACCAACACCTACGAACACGCTCTCCAAGCAGCCTACTACGATATAGGCAACCGTGGTATCTGCGTCAACACAGCACGAATTGCAGAGGCTAAAGCTATCGTCAAAGCAGAAGTCACGCGACAACTAGCTATCGCATCAAATCAGTGGGGGACGAAGGTTTTCGTCGGCGCGGCTAATGCTCCAGATGAGGCTGTCAAAGGTCTTAATGCTGGCGGCGCGATTAATATCAATGCGACACAGGGTAAGTTTGCGCTGCTCACAGGACTCAAAACTCTTGGCTATGAAGTAGTCAAAATCACAAAGAAAAACTCGGAGGGAGATTATGAGCAAAACTACTCAACCGGAGAACTCGCACTCCAGAAGATGTTATCTCGAAATCAGTTTAATTATCCGGGGGGTGACCCTGCTATTAGAGCAATTCTCAAGATTAGAGAACTTGGTAAGCTCTACTCCTCTTACCTTAACGCTCGATTGCTCACGAGAGGGTCTGAGGCTTTCTTCCTCTCTAACTATAACGTCGCCGGCACCCTCACTGGAAGGCGTTCTTCTAGACGACACACTTTTGGATTTGGGAACAATGCTCAGAATTTTCCAAAGCACTCGGACGTGGCATCGATGTATAGACGATGCCTTGTTGCTAGACCCGGAAACATCTTCCTAATGGTCGATCAAATCAGTGCCGAAGATTGGCCAGTAAGTGCGCTTTCTGAGAATCACCAAGCACTCAAGGAACTACGAGATGATACTGACGTTTACGGTCGGCACACACGCTTAGCTTCTGTTATCTTCGGCATTCCACTCACAGCGAAAACTCCTGGTGAGTGGAAAGATTCAATGGAACGGTATCTTGGGAAGAAAACTCGTCATGCCAGCAACTACGACATGAAAGCTGGTCGTATGAGTGATGCGTTAGCACAAGAAGGTTTCAGCTTTAGTGAGCAAGATTGCAAGTCCCTACTCGACAAGGTGGCTGCTCACGATCCTTCTGTGCAGAAGATTTTTCATCAGTATATCAAAGACACAATCTCCAAAACCCACATGCTAGTAACTCCCTTTGGGAGAGAACGTCAATTTCTAGGAGCGCGACCAAATGATAGTAATTCCAGTATCTTCAAAGAAGCCTATGCTTATATCCCGCAGTCAACAGTGGGTGATAACACAGGATTTGCCGTGCTCAAGATGGAAAGTTACTATGACCTTTCCGAACGTAAAATCGTCCAAGAAGGCCATGACTCGATTGTGCAAGATGTTGGAGACGATGCCGAGACTGTATATAAGTACCTGCTTCGCGTTGTCGATTCATTTAAACGCACAATCGTGTTCCATAACGGAATCACAGTTGAGATTCCTATCGAAGCAGAAGTTGGATACGACTTCCAAACAACAGTCAAAATCAAAGAAGTAACTCGTGCTGGAGTCAAGGCGGCGATTGAGAAACTCCGAGACAAATTAGCAGCGGCAGAACCAAAGCAAGTTCTAATCACAGCATAAGAAAGAGCTTCTAACATGAGCAGGGTCTTAAAGAAGCCGTTTCATGAAAGTTTTATCGACTGTGTTAGTCCTCATACTGATATTCCTGATACGTTTATCATCTGGTCGGCACTCTCTCTCGTTGGAGCGGCGCTCAAAAACAATGTGTACTTTCAGATTGGTACATACACACTGTATCCGAATATGTTTATAGTACTTGTTGGACCTCCTGGTGTTGGTAAAGGAGCTTCGATGAACATTTTGGAGCAGATGATTATTGATACTAAACCAAATCAGGTAGTCAATACGCTATCTGATCGCATTACCGCAGAACGTATTATCGAGCGTATCTCGGATGGTTGGAGTACAGCGCCGCAGCTAAAGAATATGCAGCTTGTGCTAGGTAAAAATGATCACAACTGCCTGCTCTTTAGTTCTGAGATTCGTGTCTTACTTGGAGCATCAGATTGGATGCTTGAGTTTCTTGAAGAAGCGTGGAGTAAAACGACCTATGAATATCAAACAAAGAATAAGGGAAATGTGGCCATTGATAATATGTGCTGCTCTTTGCTTGCGGCAAGCGTTCCAGATTTTCTTCGCAATGTCAATAGAGAGGCGCACATGGTTATTACAGGAGGCTTCTCAAGTCGTTGTCTTTTTATATACGCCGAAAATCCTTCAAAAGATTTACCATTTCCAGAACCACTTAAAAAGAACTTAAAGTCCAAAGCTCTCTACGATAACCTCGTTCTTGATCTCCAAGAAATAGGTACTCTTCGTGGAGAGTTTGTCATAGATACTGCCGCACGATTACGCTTTGAGGCTTTTCTACGTCTCAATCGTGCTGCCTCATCAAAAGATGATTCTGAAGCTGTAGCAAATTTTCGAGCTAGAATCAAAGCTCACATTCTCAAGTTAGCTATGATCTTTAGCGTCTCTCGTGATAACACTCTTCACATCTCTGAGATGGATATGATTAACGCCATAGCAGAGATACAAAAGATTCTTGTAAGTTTGATAAAACTTTTCCGCGGCGCTGGAGAAGGAATGGATGCCGCAGTAACAGCGCGAGTACAGGATTTTATTGAGAAGTATGGCAGAGTCTCAAAAAAAGAGATTTTCAAAGCCTTACACAGACACTTGAACTCCCCAGAAGCTCTTGATAGAATTCTTTACGTTCTTGAAACCATTGGTTATTGCAATGTAGTGAATTCAAACAAAATGACGTTTTATCAACCCGCAGCAAAAAAGGTAGGTCCATGATGGCGATTTGGAGTATACCAGAATCAAGCAAGTCCGTGAATGTGGCACCGGAAGAACCCGTGGCACCCGGAACACCAAATTTTCTTGAAGCTGAACGTCTAAAGCTCGAAGCCGAAGACGCTGCTGACATAGCACTCAAGTCTTCCAACGAGATTGTACTTGACGGCTCTAACAAGGTTACTATTCCAGGTTACGCTTATACATTTGAAGCCTTGGGAGAGAGAATACTTGTTAGCTTAGATATTCCACTCTCAGGCTATGAGTGTAAGACTTGTCTAGGTAAAAAGCGTATTAAGTATCAGTGTGAGTGTGTAACATGTGGTAGAGCAGGTCTTAAATACACGTTGGAGCAAATAGAGGGCATTCGTAAAGATCTTGGAGATTCTGTGGCAGATGCTAGGGCTTCTTTCGCTTGTCCAGAATGCGGTGGCGATCCTGACAGCGTTGCCAAAGACGAAGTTTGTCCGGAGTGTAACGGTGTAGGTGGCAAAGTCTGGATTCCACGTTCAGCAAAAGAATTCCCTACTACCGGCGTCGTAGTTTCGATGGGTTCTGTAGCAAGAGAGAAAGCTGAATTCAAGATCGGTGATCGTATTCTCTTTGGTTTCCAAGCAGGAACAATGATTCCAAACAAGGCTGGACTTCCATTTAAGTACATGGACTACTATAACGGCGCGATCAAGATTGAAGGTGCTGAGGCTATGGCAGCTTTTGATTTTGTTTTGAGCGCCAGCTAAGGAGGTGCCCTATCAATAGCATGGATCCTAATGTTGCTATAATTATAGGAAGCCCTACTCGGAACATCGAGTAGGGCTTTCTTAGTTGCGCGTTTCCTCAATGAACTACGCAAACATGGTCTGGATTTGATCCGTCTCTATAAAAGTCTCCCACTGCCAGCCCTCCTGCGATAGCTGCTGCGTTGTTGGCATAGACTGGAAGACCTACTACGGCTAGTTTGCTGTGTGGGGTTGTCGTCCCGATGCCGACGTTGCCCTGCCCTGATGGATTTATAAGTACATAGGCACTCGATGGTGATCCGTTGGACGTACCATCCAGCGTGAGCGTTGACCCTGCTGCGCTTCCTCCGTAGACTACCGGCGCGGTGACATTAGTCGGCGCAATCGCCCCAGGTGAGGCCACATACGCTGTAGTTGCAATATTGGTACTGTTGTTGCCCGGTGATTGTGTGGTGGCTGAGGTGCCGTTGGCTAGGACGCAGCCGCCTGTAAGGGTACAGGTGTTGAAGCTGTCGCCACCTGTTGCGATCAAATCCCACTTCGACGTGATGTCGTTGTACATAAAGGATGCGGACTGCCCATACTGGAGCGTGAGAGATGATAGCCCAGGCAGGTTGATGTTTCCTGCGGTAGAGAAGTTTACTCCAGGCTGTCCAGCAATGAACGTTACCTTTTGACCGGGCATATTTATGCCATTGATCGTGGATATTGCGTTCGTGCCAAGTACGAAATACTGCTCAGCCATACTCAACTGAATGGTCGACGAGCCAGTGAGTTGCAGCACAGACGTGCCATGCGAGGTAATCGGGGTTCCGC